TGCTGCAGAAGCAGCTGCAGGATCATCTTCATCAACAATTTACAAGTCAATCGCTGCAGGTATCTCAGATGCTTACGGCGTAATGCGTCGCACACCAAACAATCTATTGGTTGCAACAACAGGTGGAGAAGATGGAATTGACTTCGCAGGATTGCTCGGCGCTGTAGATGGTTCAAACCGTCCACTATTCGCAGCTGCAGCATCTCAAAATGCCGCTGGTCTTATTACACAGGGATCAACAAATGGCACAGTTGCAGGTCTTAACTTGGTAGTTGATGCTAACTACACAGGTGACAATGCAAACGCTAAGCACGCATTAGTATATTCAAGCGATGCAATGCGATTCCATGAGAGCGCACAGATCCAATTGCGTTCAAATATTGTTGCAAATGGTCAGCTAGAAATCGGCTTGTACGGATATGTTTGTGTAGTTAATCGCTACCCAGCTGCATTCCGCAAGCTAAATGTTGCTTAATAAATAAGTAAATGTGTGGGGGGCGGTTGCTCCCGATCGCTCCCCACACCCTTTTAGGGAAGGTTCAGAAATGCCAACAATCATTACAGTCTCGGAGCTTAGGACTATTCTTGGCGTTTCTGTATCCTTATATCCAGATAGCGTGCTTGCAGATATTATTGATGCTGCAGAGCAAGTTACCCTTCCAATGCTTGTCAAATACCACAGCGCAATTGATGCTGTTGAATTAAACGGTAATGTTGCTACTTACCATGTTTTAGGTACAAATAACTTTTCTAAAGGTCAGAGCGTAATCATCACAGGATGTTCGGCTCCCTTTAATGGCACTTTCACTATTTTAAACTCTAATGCTTTCGATCAAGATGTGACATTTTATGAAGCCAATTCATCTTTATATGTTGATGGAATGTACACAGCGGCTCGCCCATTCTTTACAGTAGCCATTACAAACGCAGATGTTTCTCCAAGAAAAGTAATCCCATCTGGTACTGCAACGCTTTCTGGAGCTTCTACTTATGTGGGAAACCCTGTTGTAGAGCAAGCGGTCACAGCATTATCTAAAGAGATCTTCCAGGCTCGTAATTCAAGCGGTGGAGCAATCCAGGGAGTAGATTTCCAGATTTCACCATACGCTTTAGGTCGCTCACTTTTCAACCGTGTATCTGGAATGCTTGGCGGTTTGCTTGATGTCGAAACGATGATCGGCTAATGCCATCAAATATCGCCACAGATGTCAGAGCAGCTTTAGCGACTGCTCTATCTGGCGTTGCAGCAAATGTTTATTCTTATGTGCCTGAGACGGTAACGCCACCAGCGGTAGCCATTCTTTACACAGATCCAATGATGGAATTATTACTCATTAACAAATCAAGCACTAAAGTAAAACTAAACTTTGTCATATCTGCAGCTGTTGCCTATAACAGCAATCCAGCATCGCTCGATAATTTAGAGCAGCTAATAATCAGTATTCTTGCAGCCATCCCTGCAGGATATGAAATAGGGTCGGTTTCACGCCCATCCGTTTCAGAGGTAGGAGCAGCGATTCTGCTCGTTTCAGATATCACTTTAAGCACCTACTACACTCAAACACTATAAGGAGAAAAAATGCCTACAACAGTAATAACAGGGCGTGATTTGGCTCTGACCATCAACTCACTTGCATATGATGCTCAGGCTACAAGTGTCGCCCTAACAGTCGAACAAACACGCGAAATTTACCAGACCTTAGATGGTCGCGCTTACAAAGTTACAGATGCCAATTCAACACTCACAGTAGAAATGCTTGCAGATTGGGGCGCATCAGGATCTCTATGTGAGGCACTATGGACAGCTTCAAACTCAGCACCTAACACAGCACTTGCTTTCAGCTTTACAGCTGCAACAGGCGCAGTATTCACAGGCAATGTGTTTCCAACATTCCCATCACCAAACGGCACAGCGCCAGATGCTCAGACAGTTTCACTCACATTCCAGGTAGAATCTACCCCAACAGGTACATTCAGCTAATCAACTAAAACGGGAGCAAACAAATGCAACAAACAATGACAATTAAATACCAGTCAGGTGAAGAGATTACAGTCGTAGCTTATCCACCTGATTTCGCTAAGTGGGAGCGAGCAGAAAAGAAAAGTATCTCCGAGTTTGGAGCTATCTGGGATATTCTGTTCGTTGCCCACTCAGCTGTTAAGCGAGAGGCTGGCACACAACCAACAAAGCCTTTTGATGCATGGATGGAATCAGTCGTAGATGTTGATCTAGGATCTGATAACCCAAAAGCCATGAGCGTGGATCAGTAAGTCGCCTATTGGTTGAACTTGCGATCGCCACTCAGATCCCGATGTCTGAATGGTCAAACGCAGAGGATATTCTTACCGCTATAGAAGTATTGGAGACACGCAATGGCAACTGATGTGACTCCACAACGGGATTTTATTTTCTATGATAAAGCTGAATTACGCGGCATTATTAGAGCGTTCAAAGGATTAACTGAGGAAGCCCAGCAAGAGGCTAACAGGTGGGGCAACCACTCAATTTAACCCAGGCAAGCAAGGCGGTAATGGTCTTTTGGCAGGTGCCGAATTTGGTGCTGACATTAAAGAAAGAAAACGCACATCTGGTACTTATGAAGGCTATAAGCAATTCCCATCCAGATCGCCTAGACTCAACCGTAGAGGTAATGAAGGATATTTTATCTATCCAACATTGCGTAAAATTCAGCCTGAGTTAATTAAACAATGGGAAGAATCATTTAGTAGAATCGTGAAAGAGTGGGATAAATAATGGCTGGAAGTAGAACCCTCAAACTCTCGATCCTTGCAGATGTTGATGATCTAAAAAAGAATTTAGCAAAAGGTACCGATGAGGTACAGACTTTTGGTAGCAAGATTGCTGACTTCGGCAAAAAAGCTGGGATTGCATTTGCTGTCGCTGGAGCCGCTGCCGCTGCCTATGCTGGCAAACTAGCGATCGATGGCGTTAAGTCTGCCATTGCAGATGCCGCTGCTCAGGAAAAACTTGCTATTACTTTAAGAAATGTAACTGGCGCTACCAATGCCCAGATTGCGGCTACTGAAAGTTACATTACCAAAACTTCATTAGCTTTTGGGGTTACAGATGATGAACTACGCCCTAGCCTAGAAAGACTTGCTAGAGCTACTGGAGATGTTACTGCGGCACAGAAACTTCAGGCTATTGCCCTAGATGTTGCAGCTGGTACTGGTAAATCCTTAGAGAGCGTTACAAATGCCCTTGCTAAGGCACAGGAAGGCTCTACAACGGCTTTAGGCAAGCTAGGGGTTGGATTATCTAGGGCTGAACTTGCTGGGCTCTCAGCTGACCAGGTATTCGCTAAATTGGCTGACACATTTGAAAACCAGGCAACTGCCAAGGCTAATACATTCCAGGGACAAATGGATCGCCTAAAGATTGCATTTGATGAAGCCAAGGAAACTGTTGGCACATTCATACTTCAGGCAATTACTCCAATGGTTGAAAACATTGTTAAATATGTAATGCCAGCACTTGAAGCATTTGTGCAAGGTTTCCAAGGTGGAGATGGATTAAAGAATGCTTTTGACGATATCATTGAGGTTGCTAAGACAATCCTGATCCCTATTCTTGATGGATTAAGATCTATATTTAATAGAGTTAAAACTGCGGTAATGGATAACAAGGAAGCCTTTTCCGCTCTGTGGACTTTTGCTAAAGAATATCTTGCTCCATTCTTAGGCGGCGCTTTCAGAGTAGCTTTAGAGGTAGTCGGCGTTGCAATTGGCGCTGTGGTTACAGCTGTAGGATTACTTATTAAAGCCTTTCAAACTCTATTTGAGTGGGGAAACAAAGTTAAAGATTTCCTAACATTTGGCGGCGGTGGCAGCAATGCATCCAGGTCTAGTTTTGAAATGCCAGGCTTTAATGCTGCTCCATTTGTAGCTTCTCCTGGCGGTGGCTACTCAGGTCAAGCTGTAAATTACAACAACAACATCACAGTCAATGGAGCGATCGATTCAGAATCCACAGCTCGCCAAATCGTTGATGTACTCAATCAATCTTCATATCGTGGAACTCTTGGCGCTGGTGCCTTTGTATGACAGCTTGGACTCCAGAATGGGCAGTAGAGGTCAATGGCGCAGGAGATATTACTGATTTAGTCATTGCTGACTTAACAGTCACCTCTGGGCGCTCAGACATTTATTCACAGCCTATTGCTGGATATTCTCGCTTTACGGTTAAGAATCTTGACCAGTCAGCCATTACCTTTGATGTAAATGATTCTGTAGTAATCAAAATTAAAAACTCATCTGGCACATATGTCCCCATTTTCGGTGGAGACATTTCGGACATTGATGTAAAGGTTAGAACTGGCGAACCAGCCATTACCCAAGACATAACTATCACAGCCCTTGGAGCTTTATCTAAACTTCCTAAAACCTTAACTGAAGGCGTATTGGCTAAAGACTTTGATGGTGACCAAATCTATGAAATTCTATCTACTATCCTTTTCAACCAATGGAATGAAGTGCCAGCGGCTTTAGAGTGGGCAAATTATGAACCTACTACAACTTGGGCAAATGCTGAGAATTCTGGATTAGGCGAGATTGATCGCCCAGGCGATTATGAGCTTACTGCTCGATCTGCCAGCACTACGGATGTTTATAGCCTTGTATCCACCTTGGCTAGATCAGGCTTGGGATACATCTATGAAGATGCATCTGGTCGCATTGGGTATGCAGATTCAACCCACAGAGGGCAATATCTTGCAGCTAATGGCTACGCTTATGTGGATGGGGGCTGGGCTTATGCAGCTGGTATTTCTACATCAAAACGCTTGGGAGATGTCCGAAACAAAGTCACAATTACCTATAAAAATAATCAGCAAGAAACAGCCGAAGATGCAACATCTATTGCCACTTATGGGGTACAAGCCCAAAACATATCCACTACCCTGGAAAATGGGTCAGATGCAGAATCTCAGGCTGAATTCTATTTAGAGCTTAGGGCTTTCCCTCAGTACCAATTCAAGGCGATAACCTTTCCAATGTCTAACCCAAATATCCCAGATGCCTCACGCGATCAAGCTCTAGGCATTTTCATGGGGTTGCCTCTGGACATTGAGGATTTACCGACAAATATTGCAGACGGTCGCTATCAGGGCTTTATCGAAGGTTGGACTTGGACAAGCCGCTTTAATGCTTTAGATCTAACAATTATCGTTTCGCCAGTAGCTTTCAGCTTGCAAGCATTCAGGTGGAACAATGTACCAATAGCCGAAACATGGAACACAATAAGTACTACTTTAGACTGGAACAACGCTACAATAGTAGCCTAATCAAGGAGAAAAATGGCAACGACAACCAATTATGGGTGGACAACACCTAATGACACAGATCTGGTTAAAGATGGCGCAGCGGCTATCCGCACCCTTGGTTCATCTATTGACACAACCACCAAGGCGCTAAACCCATCAACAACACTTGGAGACATTGAATATCGTTCTGCAACGGCTAACACAAACACAAGACTTGGCATTGGAACTACTGGGCAAGTTTTAGCCGTTAGCGGTGGAGTACCTGCATGGACAACTCCTGCAGGTAGTGGAAGTAACTTTGTTGCTCTCAATGGCGCAGGTACAAGTTTGTCAGGTTCAAGCACATCTATAACAGGTTTGTCAGGTTATGATAAATATTATGTTTATATTTACAATATGAGTGGAAGCACTGGCACTCCAGGTTTTAATATGACTTTTAATTCAGACACAAGTAGCAAGTATGGTGGTGATGCTTTACAATTAAATGCCAACAGCACTGCAATTAACATAGTAGGCATAACTTTTACAGGTATAAATGGTGATACTTCTTTTCCTTTAGGTTTTGCCGCTGCAGCTTCTTCTCTTAATGCAACAATGATGATTACTGGCGGTAATTCTTCGGGTGCAAAAATAGTTGAAAGACAGGCTGGAGTTGGATCAACTAGTGGTAACAGTGTGCTAATACAAACTGGAATTTATACTGGCACTTCGGTTATTTCTTCAATACAAATCACCTGTAGTACTGGCACATTTGATGCTGGAACAGTTTACATTTACGGAAGCGCATAAGGAGCGATTATGAAACTTATATTTAAAGAAGTTAATGTTTTAACAGGTGAAGAAACAATTACTGAGCGTGATGAAACTGCTGCTGAAACAAAAGCAAGAAAAGCGCGAGAAGCAGAGTTAGCAAAACTACAAGCAGAAGCAAAAGCAAAGGAAACTGCTCGTCAAGCAATTCTTGACCGCTTGGGCTTAACTGCTGAAGAAGCCGCAATCCTACTTGGATGAAAGCTAGACTAAGTAAATCTGTAATCCAATTTCGAGAGCAGGCAGACGATTCTTATCCTAACAGAGACCGCCGTAGTGACGGAACAATCGGAGATGCCAGGCACGCAGCCTCAAAGAGCGATCACAACCCTTGCCCTCATACAGGGTACATCCGTGCTTTCGATCTCGATGCTTCTCTCGATGGGAAAAATGCCACAGCTCATTACCTTGCCGATCAAATACGAATTAACGCCAAGTCAAGCAAGCGCATTGCATATGTCATTTTTAATAAGCGAATTGCGAGCAAAAGAACGCTCTGGCGTTGGGTCAAATACAGAGGTACAAACCCACACACATCGCACATTCACATCAGCTTCACAAAGGCTGGTGATGAAGATCGCTCGTTTTTTCAAATCCCACTACTAGGAGCAAACTAATGAAACTAAAGAACCCACTATTCCTTGCAGCTGGAGCATTCTTGGCGGCATGGTCAGCAACCAACTTTGATATTGATTACCGTGCCATCCTTTGGTCAGTATTGTCAGGCATATTTGGATATGCAACACCTAAAAGATAATGACTGCGCAGGACATGGCGGCTCTTGCTGTTGCTGCTACGACCGTTATTGGTTCATTTATTGGCTCGGTGCGCTGGTTAGTCAAGCACTACCTAAACGAACTAAAGCCAAATAGTGGCTCTTCTATGCGCGATCAAATAAATACATTGGAAGCGCGTGTTGAAACAATCATTCGTATCTTAGAGAGGTAACAATTATCTCATGGCGAGAAAAGCAACCAGACAATTAGAAGATCAAGGCTACTCAGAGCTTGATGCTTATTGCATTGGGTTGCATGAATTCTACAAATCCCTAAGAAAAGCAGGCTTTACTGAGTCTATTGCTCTTTTCATGATTACAGAGCCACAGTCTTATCCAGCCTGGATCTTGCCATCTCCAGTCGAACCAGAAAGGTTTGGCGATTATGAAGATGAGGAAGATGACTAAAAAACGCTATCTAGTGATTTCGGATCTACAGATCCCATTCCATCATGAAAGAGCAGTTAAGAATCTAATCAAGTTAGTTAATAAAGAGAAGTTTGATCTAGTACTAAATACGGGCGATGAGCTGGATATGCAGTCTCAAAGTAAATGGGCAAAAGGGACACATTTAGAATTTGAAGGGCAGTTAGATGCCGATCGAACTCTGGCTCAAAACATCCTATGGGATTTGCGCACCACAGATATTACAAGATCCAACCATACGGATCGCCTATACCACACTCTCGTTAGAGGCGCTCCTAGCCTCATTGGATTACCAGAACTTGACTACTCCCGT